TTCAGTTTAAGCCATTCTCAGCCAAGCAAAAGAAAGTCCTTACATGGTGGTGCCCTGCAAGTCCGGTCAAGGATATGGACGGGATCATAGCAGATGGGGCAATCAGGAGCGGAAAGACTCTCTCAATGTCGCTGTCCTATGTGCTGTGGGCGATGGAAAACTTTAATAATAGCGATTTTGGAATGGCTGGAAAGACGATTGCTTCTTTTAGGAGAAATGTTGTAAATACCCTAAAATTGATGTTGATAAGTAGAGGATATAAAATCAAAGACCATAGAGGAGACAGCCATTATTTAACCATAAGCAAAGGAGATATAACTAATACATTTTATATCTTTGGAGGAAATCACGAGGGTTCGCAGGATTTGGTTCAAGGATTTACGGGTTCCGGTTTTTTCTTTGATGAAGTGGCGCTTATGCCGGAATCTTTTGTCAATCAGGCAACGGGGCGATTATCTGTTGATGGCTCTAAGATGTGGTTTAACTGTAACCCGGACAGCCCCCGGCACTGGTTCAAGGTCAACTGGATTGATAAGGCAGAGGAAAAGCGGATCCTATATCTGCATTTCACTATGGACGATAATTTATCGCTGTCAGAGCGGATAAAGACACGATACCGGGGAATGTATGTGGGAGTGTTCTTCAAGCGGTATATCCTGGGGCTGTGGTGCGTGGCAGAGGGGCTTGTCTACTCCATGTTTGACGAGGACAAGCACGTCAAATACAAACACATGACCGGGGAAAAAGAATGGGTCGTGTCTGTGGACTATGGAAGAGTCAACCCGTTTGCTGCCGGATTGTGGGCGTTTGATGGAAAACGGGCGCAGATGGAGTACGAATATTACTATGACAGCCGCGAAACTGGGGTAAGGCGTGATGATGAAACGCATTATCAGGAATTGTGTAAACTGATAGGCGACAAGAAAGTGTCTTTTATAATCGTTGACCCTTCCGCAGCTTCGTTTATTGAAACAATCAAGAAGCATGGGAAATACATTGCAAAGGGCGCGGAAAATGACGTACTGGACGGCATACGAGTTGTTACAACTATGCTAAACAAAGGAATTATCAGCTTTTACGAAGATTGCGAATCAGTAATGAGTGAAATGGGATTGTATTCCTGGGACATGGAAAGTCCAGAAGATGCTGTTATAAAGGAGAATGACCACCAATGCGACCAGATACGCTATTTATGTTATACATTCCTGCGGCGGCGGTTGAGGTGGAAATATTAAAATGGCTATGTGGTAGAAAGGGGAAGAATATTGAAGATAGAGCGTTGTCATTTATTTGACGGAATGCCTTATTTGGCAGAAAAAGATGGTGAATACCACGTTCTGCAAGGGAGTATGACGGCTGATGATGTGCAGAAGTGGTATGACACAGAAAAAGAAGCCGTTGAACATTGGAACATAAGGGCGAGAGCGATTCAAAATCACGAGAAAAAGAGAATGGGCGTTGTGAGGAATGTTCACAAAGAATTGGGATATATGATGTCAGTTATAAGGGGTTAGGCATTTGAAGCATCTGCCAATGTGGTAAGGAGAGGATAGGGAAATGGAAATATGTGACAAATTTCTATGTGTAAACAGAAAGAATAGGGAGTGCCATGTCCCAAAGAATGTCGTTGCGTTTACATGCAAACATACAAATGCTCCATGTCCAAAAGCAAGGTGCGAATATTGTTCAATTAAATGTGAGAAAAAACTGTGATTGGAGGATGGACAGAATGAGCATTAGTGAACAGATAAAGGAGATTAAAGCGTGCGCCTATGCACATGAAGCAAGTGGAGATGCGATATATGGAACCGCTAATATTCTTTATCAAGCCGCCGACACCATAGAAGCCTTATCTGCAAAGCTGGCAGATATGGAGCGGTCAGCGGAGGATTGCGGCGGGTGGATTCCATGCAAGGATAGATTGCCAACAAAAGAGGAATGTATAAAAAGCGATTGCAGATTTATTGTCAGTGACGGAAACAGAGTGCATCAAGGAATATTTGATTATGATATTAACCATTTTGTATGGTTTAATTGCAACGGAACACAAATAGATGAAGTGTCTATCGCTTGGATGCCCCTCCCAGAGCCATACCATGAGCCTTGAAAGGATTGCGGCAGGAGTTGAAAGAATATTTTGATTAGGAGATGGGGAAATGGATATACGCATAGATTTTAATAATCCACCAAAAGGAATAAAGATAAAAAAGAAGCATAGAAAGAATCTCTCTGAATTTGATGAATCTGTATATAATGCTATTTGTGAATTATACGACAGCCAAAAAGGATAAATAACAACAGAGCAGATTTATAATGCTATGGGGAGATTTGGGAAGTTTTCAGAACAGTTGCAAATGATAGATGATTCTATTTGGAAAATGCGCATGACAGATGTAAAAAGAACTCTTTCTCATGATGATATTGAAATTACTAAGAATGAAAGTTTGTTGACATGTGATTCAATCAGATATGAAAAGGACGGAAAACCTATTCATAAAATCAGACTTCAAAGTGAGCCTATTTTACGTCTGTACGAAAGAAATAAGCGGAAAGTTGAAGAAATTGACACGCAAACAATTTGCCTTATCAAAACTAATCCTGATTGCTTTGGAGATATTTTATTGTGGCATATGAAAGCTATTTCCAAATTGGAGAATGTATATAAGCATAAATTTATACTTGACTGTATAGGTGATGAATAATGGGTTTAATCGCATGGTTTAAGGAGAAGATAAGAATGTTATTTAAAACGGACGCTGAAAAGGCTTTCGGTGTGGAAACGTACCTGTCGCCAGAAATGGACGCTGCTATCAAGCTGTGGGGGCAGTTGGAGAGCGGAAATCCACCGTGGGTAAAGGGCGATACCCGAACAATACGCTTTTCCAACACCGTAGCACGGGAACTGGCTAAGCTGATTACACAGAATATTGATATCAAGGTGCAGTCAAAGTATGGAACTGGGGAAACCGCAAAAAGAATCCAGAAATGCATTGATGATTATTTCCTGAAGAATGCCCAGCGGATTATGCAAGATGTGGTTATGTTGGGTGGATCTATGGCGAAGTGGAACGGGAAAGGTATGGACTACATACCGCCAGACAGATTTCTTGTGACTGAATTTGACAGTAATGGGGAAGTGACCGGGGCGATATTTTTCTCATACTACCAGCAAGAAAAGAAATTCTACACACGGGCAGAATGGCACAGGTTCGAGGACGGAGAACGCCGGGACGAAGCCGGGGAGAGTGTGTCTGTCAAAGTGTACAGAGTTTCCAATAAAGCGTTTGTTTCTGATAACCAGGACGAAATCGGCCGGCCGACAGACCTAAAAAATACAAAGTGGGCGGATATTGTGCCGGAGTTTACAGCGGAGAACCTTGAAAAACCTTTATTCGTGTACATAAAGAACCCATACAGCAACACCATAGACCCGGACAGCCCATTGGGGGTATCGTGCTTTTCGGAGTGCATAGAGGAACTGCGCTGGCTGGATATTGCAATGTCCACGCTGGGAGTTGAAACAGAGGATTCCGAGCCGAAAATGATAATCGGTCAATCTGCGATACAGTATGCAGAAGCAAACGGGATTGAACTTCCGAGAATGGTACTCAAGACCGGACTGGACGATATGACTGATAAGTCATTTGAGCAGTGGCAGCCAACTCTGCAAGTTGCAAGCCGGACAGACGGGATAAACTTCCTGCTCTCCATCATTTCTTACAAAACGGGCTTTGACCCTGGATATTTCGTAGTTAACGGTCAGACAATATCCGTTGCTACTGCCACACAGGTAGAAGCCACGGAACGGCGCACAATTAACACCGTGGGAGATTACCGGGACATTCTATCATGCCCTGACAGCAACGGAGATGGGCGCATAGGGGCGATTCATGACATAGCCTATATAATGGACGCTATGTCTGTTATCAACGGGGAATCGGCTCCTAGTGAGTTTGGGAACTATGAAATATATGCTGACTTTGCAGACCTCACGAGAAATGCGGAGGAAGATAGGTCAAGGGCGTTGTTGCTGACAGATAAGGGCTTTTATCCTAAGTGGTATTATCTGGTGCATAATGAAGGGTTCACGGAAGAAGCGGCGCGGGATATTGTGGCAGAAGCAAAGAGCGAGAATGAGCCGAAAGATGGATTGTTTGGGGAGGAATAAGGAATGAGTGAATTCGATAATAACCCAAATGAGGTTTGCAGATATGCAAAAAATCCAGATATGGGCGTTTGTAAAAAATGTGCAGAAGAATATAAAATGCCACATCTTTGGTGTTGTTTAGAATGGTGCGGAGAACTTGAGTTTTGTAGTGGTTGCGTGAACGGAATTTATATGGAACAGAAAGCGTGATTTTATGAGGATTAGACAGCATATAGGGAATGTCGATATTGATATAACTGATGCAAGGTTGCAACGCAATCTGAAAGAAGCACAGAAGCTATTAAATATGCAGGTAGTAGCCGACTGCGACCCTATGATACCA